ATTGATAACAGGGGAAACTCTGCTTTGCGTCCGTTTAAAAGTTTGCAAAGAGCATTCTTAGAAGTAGCAAGATTTTCATATAGAGTTGGTTTGAGTAATGACGAGTTTGATGCTTTTAGTATCATGCTCTACCCTGCTGAATATATTGTAGACAATAGACCAGGCGATGTTTTATATACAAACGTTGCACCTATTGATGCAAACTCAAACTTAGACTTAACTTCTCCTAACAATGTTCTCTACAAATATAACTCTGTTGAGGGTGGCATTATTGTTCCAAGAGGTTGTTCATTGGTTGGAACTGATCTTAGAAGAACTAAGATTATACCTAAGTATGTTCCTTATCCTACTACATATGCTGCCAAAGGCATTAACACAGAAGATCAAGTTCCTCCAAGAACAGCGATCTTTAAAGTAACTGGTGGTACATATTTCTGGCAGTTCTCCTTCTTTGATGGTGCTGAAGAGGGTGTATACTTCAAACCTGATTCTACTGAAACATTAGCACCTAAGTTTTCACATCATAGACTGACTTGTTTTGAGTTTGCTGATGGTCTTAATCCATTATCAACTCTTATTTCACAAGGAACAGTTCCCTCTGCTGATTACTCTGCTGTATCTAATATCCTGCAGAGAACTGATTTAGAGATTTATTATCAGAAAGTGTCGAAAGCTTTCGCAACTATCCCTGATACATCTGGAGATCCTGCAACTGACCAGATTCAAGCAAGGGTAGAAGAAAACCGTATTGTAGGTCCTATCTCCGATGAATACCGAGTCCTTCAGATCACAAGAAATGGACAGACAGCTACGGCTGTCACTGTTGACGAGTTTGATAACCCCAGAGACCACGGATTTTCTGTTGGTGTTAACATCAACGTTAGTGGTGTTACAGGATCAACTGGATCGCAATCCGATCTTGATGCAGGAGTTTATAACGGGTCTTTCACCGTCACTTCGGCATCGGGTAACGTCTTCACTTACCAGATGCAATCAGTCCCCTCAGGAAACGCAGTCGGATCAAACATAACTGTTAAGACTGAGATTGATACTGTTGACTCAGCATCACCATACGCATTCAACTTGTCACTAAGAAGTGTGTGGGGTATGAATGGTATGCACGCAAACGGTTCAAAAGCAACTGGTTTCAAATCAATGGTTGTGGCACAGTTTACGGGTCTATCACTACAAAAAGATGACAGAGCATTTGTAAGATATAACGCATCAACTGGTAACTATGATGTAGCAACAGCAGGTGATGGTGCACACTTAGATGGTTTCGCTGAATATAGAAAAGGATGGGGTCATGAACATATCAAGTGTAGTAACGACTCATTCATACAGGCAGTTTCTGTGTTCGCTGTGGGATATCAAGGTCACTTCACTGCACTAAGCGGTGGTGACATGTCAATCACCAACTCTAACTCTAACTTTGGTAACACTGCTCTCAGATCAGCAGGATTCAAAGCAAAAGCATTTTCAAAAGATAAAGCGGGTACGATTACACATATCATTCCTCCAAAAGCACTCAATACAATTTCAACAACTGCAACAGGAACTAATGGTTCTTTAAATATTACTCTTGCCAATGATGGATCAGTAAATGGTTTGATTCAAGGTATGACTGTATCTGGAACAAACATTGCTACTGGTGCAATCGTTAGTTCTATTAACACAAATACTAGAGTAATCACACTTTCTGCTGCAAATACGGGAACTGTTAACGGGAACATAATCTTTGGTGAAGAGACATCTGTTAACTGGGTTAACATTGATATTCAAAGAACTAAAGTAATTAATACTGCACTTTCTGGACAAGGTGGAACACCAGGCACAAGACTATACTTATATGGTTATACTGTTGAAGCGTCTCCTCCAACCAGTAGAGTTCAAGGTTTCACTGTTGGTGCGAGACAAGATGGAACTGGTAGTAGTGCTATAGCAGATAAGATTAACTGTTTACTTGTAGCACAAGGTGCATCTTCTGCAACTGTTCAATCTGCAAGCATATCACCTTATGGTCCTAGTGTATCTGGTCTTGCTGCAGGAGCAACTGGATCTCCATTACAATATGATAGTAATACCTATACTATTAACGGTGTTGCAGGTTCAGTCGGTGGTTGGTATCTAAGTGTATCTTCTACTAATAACAGTATTTACGAAGCGTTAGCAAATAATACACAATACAATACAGTCAGTTTTACTCCTACTACATTCCTCAAGAGAATCCCTGATCCAAGAGACTTACAAGATAGAACATATCGTGTACGTTATGTAATTGATAAGGATAAGACTAATCCACTACCTAGAGATCCTATCTCTGGTTTCGTATTACAACCTCTTAACAGTGATACTACAACATATAACTTACAACGTGCATTTTATATTTACGATATCGAGACTGTTCAAAAGTTTGAAAGAGGTGTTAGTGATGGAATATATTATCTAACATTACTATGCGGTTCTATTTCACCTACTACATCTAACTTTGATGATAGGAAGTTCTCACAGAATGTTAATGAAGTTTACCCTACATTCGATAGAGATAATCCAGTTGCTGATCCTGCTGCTGCAGTCTCTGAAGCTTCCAATGTTACTATAGGTCTTGTTAATTCTACTGATGGTGCAACTCCAACTGCTGCACTTGACCCTAAGAGAAGTATTACTAAAGAAGCAATTATATTCTTACTGACTGATACTGGTTGGCAGAATCCAGGTTCAACTCCTGCGTACGATTCAGTTAACGGACGTCTTGCAGGTATTGAACTGACTGCACGGGCAGGAGACGAAGAAACCCGTAAGATTAATATTAGACAAGATAACTCTGGAGTGGTTGCACCAATCAACGTAGAGTTTAGACGACACTCAATCATGCGTTCTGGTAACCATACCTTTGAATATCTTGGTTTTGGTCCAGGTAACTACTCAACTGCGTTCCCTCAAACTCAGGTAGAAACATTATCACCTGAGCAGATCCGATTCTCACAGTCTATTAAAGAAGAAGGAGGAGTTGCATTCTACTCTGGTCTAAACAGTAATGGTGATCTATTCATTGGTAACCAGGTGATTAACCCTGTTACGGGTCAGATCACTAACGAAGATATTGCACAGTTGAATGTTGTTGGTGAAGAGAACACAACCATTGAAACGTTCTCTGAATTAGTATTGACTGATAAACTGACTGTTATTGGTGGTGCATCTAACGCACTTGAATCAATCTTTGCAGGTCCTGTCACATTCCAAGGTCAATCTACATTTACAAACAACATAACCGCTAAGAAATTTACCTATAATAATCAAGATGGTACAGTTATTAAACAAACCTTACTAGCACCAGAAAATGCAAGTGGACTCCCCGATTTTAGTAATATCACAGGATACGATACGCCTGGTGATGGTGATATTGTTTACAACATCAATTGGTCACCTGGTAAGTCTCTTGGTTGGATTTATTACGGAGCTGCGTGGTATGAGTTTGGTATCACGGATACTGGTCAAATCAATGTTATTAATGACTCTGGTGTCACGAGGATTGGTCTTGGTGTTGCTCCTACGTCTCCTTACAGGGCAAACATCAACGGTTCAGTAAGGATTGATGGAGACTTAGTTGTTACTGGAACTGGTGGTGTAACAGCTGCCAAATATAAAAAGAAACAATACACAGGAGACGGTAACCAATTAACTTTCGCTGTTAGCACATACACTGGTGGCATTCAACACACTGAGAACTCTTTGATAGTATTCTTAAATGGTGTTGCACAAATTCCAGGCACTAATTACACTGTTGATTCAAATGGTGCAAACGTAGTGTTCAGTGGTGGAGACGCACCTCTTTCAACAGATGTTGTGCATATTCTCGAATTACCTATCTAAATAACAAGGAGGGTCGCAACAGAACATGGCTATTACAAGAATTAGTGGAAATCAAATTTCCGACAGCACAAGTGCAATCATCACTACATTAAGTTTCTTAAGCACTAACTCAGTGTTTAGATTACCTGCAGGTTCAACTGCAAACAGACCTACAGGTGTATCTGTTGGAACTTTACGTTTTAATACTTCATTAGATTCTGCAGAAATCTATAAGGCAGATGATGGAACTGGATCCGCAGGGTGGTCACCTGTTGCAGGTGGTGGTCCTTCTCTCGGAACGGACAGTATTATCAGAACTAACCCTACAACTATTTCAGAAAATATTACAGTCGGACCTTCAGCAGGAAATGAGTTTGCAAACGGAATGAGTGCAGGACCAATAACAATAGGAAATGGTTATACAGTTACAGTAGAGTCAGGTGGGTCATGGAGTGTAGTATAAATGAAACTCAACGTTGGGGAAATAAGAGGATTACTAGCAAACAGTTATAATATAACTGTTCCTTCAGAGACTTCAATTAGTTTTGAAACTGGAGCTCAATTAACGCATACTACTTTAGGAACCAGTCACATGGTAGTTCCTTATGGCACTACTACAGAGTGGGATAATCAAGTAAGAGTTCATCAAAAAGATTTTTTGAATGGACAAATGCGATGGAATACAACAGACCAACAACTCCAATTTTATTACAATGGTTGGATGAATATGGTGTCTGGTATTGCTGTAGGAGATATTGGAAGTCAACAAAACCCTGCAGTAGATGGAAATGCATTAATGCGTGCAGGTAAAAGTAGTGGTATATATTGGATTCAACCAGAGGGGCAGTCAGCATATCAAATGTATGTAAACAATAGCGATAATGGTGGTGGTTGGGTATTATGTGTTCATGCAAGGACATCAACCTGTCAAGATCATATGACTACAGGATCAGTCAGAATTAGCGGAACTACAGGTCCTAGAACAACAGATACATCTACAACTAAGATGGCAGACAGTTGGATTCAAGCATTACGCAATAGTTCCAGTTATACTGGCACTACTGCATATTGGATGCATGCATTAGATTTCGGTCCTAAGAACGTTTTTATTTCGAGTGCAGCAACTGTAAATTTGAATAATAGTGCTTCTGAAGATAATCCTAGAACTAGAATCTCTACTACATATCAAGGGGGTCTCTCTGACAGAGGTCCTAATACAGGAACTAGAGGTTTCGGAGATCACCATACTTCTGGTGGAACATATTTTGCATACGGTAGACACCCTGAGTCAGGTAACAACTGTGGATTCAGAGAAGATTCTAACGGTGCATCAAACGGATACTTATGGGTAAAGTAAAATGAGCAAAGTAACTCTTGGAGCATTAGGTGGTATTTCCAACACTATTGGACAGGTAACTTTACCTGCAGGAAATACTTTGACAGTTGAAGGAGACATATATCATCATCACAATACTGCTGCAATGAAAGTGCCTACAGGTACGACTGCACAGAGACCAAATAGTCCAGCTGCAGGTGTAGTGAGATTTAATACTGATGAAAATTACTTAGAGGTTTATACTGGTAGTGCATGGAATTCTGTTATTGGTCCTGATGCTGCTGCAACTTCTAATTTAGGAACTCAATCAAACCCTGCTATTAGTGGTATGGCACTCAAGGCAGAGGGGTTACCTTCTGGTCTTTATTGGATTAAACCTAATGGAAGTGTAAATAATTACAAAATGTATGTTGATAATGATCGTAATGGTGGTGGTTGGGTTTTAGTTGCACATGTTAGGACATCAACCTGTCAAGATCATATGACTAATAGTGCTGTTCGTATCAGTAATAGTTTAGGTCCTAGATTTGGTAACACAAGCACAACTAAAGTTGAGGACTCATGGATGAACGCTATGAGAACTGCATCAACATACTCTGGTAGCACTAGATGGTGGTTGGAAGCACATGATTTTGGTAACCCTGCTAAGAATATGTTTGTTGATAGTGCTGCTACTGCAGATTTATCATCAAGTGCCAGTAATCAAAACGCAAGAACTAGAGTTTCTACTTCCTATGAAGGTAGTATCTCTGACAGAGGTCCTAACACAGGAACCAGAGGTTTTGGTGACCATCATACTTCAGGTGGCACTTATTTTGCTTGGGGTAGACACCCTGAGCAAGGTAGCAACTGTGGATTCAGGGCAGACTCTTTGGGTGCATCAAACGGATACTTATGGTTAAAATAAAATGAGCATTTTAAACGTCGGCGAATTAAATGGATCTACGGAGAACAACCGAGAGATTAGAATGGAGACCAGTAACAACCTTGTTATCACTGGAACTCTTACTCAAAATCGTTTAAGTAGATTTACATTTCCTATTGGAACCACTGCAGAGAGACCAAGTAGTCCAGCTGCAGGTCATGTAAGGTATAACACAACTTTAGGGTATGCTGAGGTTTATAATGGTAGTGCATGGTATAGAGCAAGTTCGGGTGTTCTCGGAACTGTAGGAACTGAGGGAAGTCCCGCAACAAATTCTCAACAACTCGCAGGACTACCTAGTGGTAATTATTGGTTCCAACCAAGTGGTCAAACAAAATATCAAATGTATGTTGATAACAGTAGATTTGGTGGAGGTTGGGTCTTGATGGCAAGTGTTAGAACATCTACATGTCAAGATCATATGGATCAAGGTGCTGTTCGTATTAGTGGAACTACAGGTCCTAGACTAGATAATACATCAACATCTAAGATGGCAGACGCATGGATCAATGCTTTTGTATCTGGTTCTAACTATACTGGTTCTACTAGATATTGGATGGAAGCAACTGGATTCAATAAAAATGTGTTCATTGATTCTAACGCTACTGTAGATTTACTCAGTTCTGCTAGTAATCAGAACGCAAGAACAAGAATTTCTAACTCCTATGAAGGTAGTCTCTCTGATAGAGGTCCTAACACAGGAACTAGAGGTTTTGGAGATCACCATACCTCTGGCGGAACGTACTTCGCTTGGGGTAGACACCCTGAATCAGGTAATAACTGCGGATTTAGAGAAGACTCTCTAGGTGCATCTAATGGTTACCTATGGGTAAAATGATAAATAGAAACATACAGAATTTTTAAGACATGTCTGAAATTAAAGTAGATAAAGTTAAAGGTAGACAGGCACCCGCAAGTGGTCCTGAGGTCACCTTTGATTCGTCTGGAAACATATCTTTTGCAGGTAATATTTCATCTACTGGTGATGTCACTGCTGATGATGTTACAGTCAACTCCTTACTTCTTATTCCCAGATATGCAACGAGTGCTTTACCTAGTAGTGCAACTACAGGAAGTATTGCATGGGATACAACTGATGAAGTAATTAAAGTTTGGGACGGAACGGAATGGAGAAATGTTGGAAAGGGAGCAGGAATATCAGGTAGTGGTGGATCAGTTTCAACTGCAGGTGGATATACTATTCATACATTTACAAGTGGTGGAGCATTAACTATTGACGGAGAAGGAACTGTTGATGTTCTTTTAGTTGGTGGTGGTGCAGGTGGTGGAACTCGTAATGCTGGTCCTGGTTCTGGAGGAACTGACGGAGGTTCTGGTGGAGGAGCAGGTGGTTGGGTTCAAGTAGCAGGTATGCCTATCACATCTGGAAGTTATCCTGTTAGTGTTGGTGGCGGTGGTAATGGTTATCAGTCTGGACAAAATCCTGGTCAAAATGGTTCGCCCTCTACATTCAATGGTCTTGTAGCATACGGTGGAGGATACGGTGCCTCAGGTCCTGGTAATAGACCAGGTGGTCCTGGTGGATCTGGCGGAGGAGCAGGAGGAGGTGGAGGTTCACCTGGTTCTGGTGGATCTGCACAACAACCTGGTGCACCTGGTCAGTCTGGTTCTAATGGACATGGAAATCCTGGTGGTCCTAATCCTAACCAAGCATGTTACTCTGGTTCTGGTGGAGGAGGAGCAGGTGGAACTGGTGCTACTGGAGGAAACGGACGTCAAGCACCTGGTGGAAATGGAAGATCAAGTGTATATTCTGGAAGTAATACAACCTACGCAGGTGGCGGAGGAGGTGGCGGTGGTCATCCAGGTTCCTGTCGTGGAGGTAACGGAGGTTCTGGTGGCGGTGGTCACGGTGGTGTTGCTCCTAACCGTCCAAATAACGGTTATGGTGGTGCAGGTAGCAACGGCCAAGGTGGCGGTGGCGGAGGAGGTGCAGGAAACCCTTGGCCAAATGGGTCAGGTGGTAATGGTGGTAGTGGTGTTGTTATTGTTAGATACCAGACACCCTAATTCTGCAAAGTATATCGCATCAATCTTAGATCGCTTCATAGTTTCAATAGCATCAACAGGAGTTTCAACAATACATTCACCCGCAAGGTTAAAAGATGTATTGAACAAGATAGGAACTCCTGTTTTTTCATGGAAACATTTAATTAGTTGATAGTAATGATAATTTTGATTGGCAGTCACCGTCTGAACTCTACAAGTGTAGTCAACATGAGTGACACCAGGTATATCATCTGATGTTACATTTACCGCATACATCATATAAGGACTCTCATCTAATCCTCTCATATCAAAGTAATCATTAGCATATTCTTTCATAACTGTTGCAGCGAAAGGTCTAAACTCCTCACGTCTCTTTACTCGATTGACTATTTCTTTTGCTGCACCGTTACGAGGATCAAACAAGATGGATCTATTTCCTAATGCTCTAGGTCCTGCTTCGGATCTACCTTGATAGATTGCAATTATTTTTCCGTCAGCGATCATATCTGCCACTTCAAATGGTGTTGTAGGTCTAGTGCTTTCCATATACAACCGAGTAAAGTTATCTTGGACAGGTCCGAGATATAAACTATTCAATGGTCGTTTTGTTTTATCACCAGTAAGTTCATGGTGAATAAGTTTTGCTGCTCCAATAGACGTACCTGCATCACTTGATACAGGTTCAATGTATAAGTTTACATCACTAGGTAACACACTCAAATAGTAATAGTTTGCAACGCAATTCAGAAAAAATCCCCCAGATAAACAAACGTTCTTGCACCCTGTTTGTTCAATTTGATTGAGAATATATTGTGCAACGTGTTCTTGTGTTTGTTTTTGTAAGGTGAAAGCAAAATCTGCTTTTGAATTAAAATCACCAAGCAAAAAATTTAATCCTGTATCATGTAAATCTTTACCGATATAAAATAATTGATTGTCAATTAATCCGTTATCATATATTGATATGGGTAGTTCCTCTCCATAAGATGCTAAACCCATAACTTTACCTGCATCTAGTTCATGAAACCCAAATGCCATTGATGTCTTTTGAAATGCCATACCCTCACCAAGATTGTTGGAGATATGAGTCACACCAAATTTATGATTAGATTCAAAGGGAACAGCAACGTGTCTATCTACAACGGTAAAATCAGCAGGATATGTTGCCCAAAAGGTCGTAGATAATTCTCTACCATAAGTGCCTGATTGAAACATATCTCCTACTAGAGGTACGTCAGATCCCATTCCGTCTTTTACAATGCAGATTGCTTCATCAAATCCTGAGTTGTAAAAAGCGTGTGCTGCATGAAGTTTATGATGTGATAATGATAGGTCATGAACCTCAGTGTCATACTTATTTTCTTTCGTCTTTACATATAAACTATATGGGTCATCATCAATAAAACAGTCAGCAGGTGTCAATTTGCCTACACCTGCAATACAAATATTATCAAGGTTTAAGGTGTCAAGGTCAGTCAAACATTGAAATGGAAAGGCATCATACTTTCTATTAGATAATCTTTCATTCTCAAGGTGGTAGACAATTTCGCCATTTTGTAGTAAAGTAGTAGAGGAATTATGAACTCTACTGATACCTAAATTTCTCATAGGATTTCTTGATTCCTGATACATATATTATAACATGATTTTTAAATTATGACATTTAATACAATGTGGTATGAGACCGATATTCCAGAGGAATTTGTAAGTCTCATAGAGAGAGAATGCACACCGTATGATGATATAGTTAAGGTAGCGAGTGTAAGAGAAGGAGAGATATTTGCTACAAGAGATAGTCAAACATCTTGGATTCCTGCAGATAATTGGGTCGGAGGATTCTGTATGTCTTATGTATTGAAGTCAAACAGAGATAACTTTATGTACGATATAGAGGGTATTGATGGCAATGAAATTCAATATACAGTATATGAGCAAGGTCAGTTTTATAATTGGCATCAAGATGCAGATCATACTGCTGCAGACGAAAATGGTAAGTTGAGAAAACTGTCATTTATTTTACAACTCTCGTCTCCTGATGACTATCAAGGTGGTAATATTGAAATGAAAAACACTGATGATGATGTATATCTAGTGCCTAGACGTAGAGGTACATTTATTGTGTTTGATAGTAGAACTGCTCATAGGGTCACAGAGGTTACTGGTGGTATTCGTAAGACTCTGGTAGGGTGGGTAATTGGACCGAGGTGGCGATGATTCATTACAAAGATTGGAGTCTTATTCAACTGAAGCATTTGGCGATTGCTCCCCTATTAGTTGAAGAACCCCCTCTTGAACGAGGAAAATTTGGATATGATAAAAATGGCAGAATGGAAAATTTGTCTGAAGAAGGACAAGTTCCAAATAGTCTTGCAAGATATAATCACCCTAAGTATAAAAAATTATACAAAGGTGTTCAATCAAAAATTGAAACTATCTTAGGGGAAAAGTTATATCCAACATATTACTTTGATAGATTTTATTTCAAGGGTCAAGAATTAAAGAAACATCATGATAGACCTGCATGTGAAATCAGTGTATCAATGAATATCAGCACTAACGCAACTACACCATGGCCAATATATTTTGAACTTCCTAACGGAGATGTTAAGGAGCTTTACACAAATCATGGTGATGCTGTATTATATAAGGGTATGGAGTTAGAACATTGGCGAGAACCATTAAAAGGTACGCCAAAAGTTTACTATCACCAAATTTTCATGCACTTTGTAAGGGCAGACGGATACCACGTCGAATATGCTTATGACACCAAGTGCTAAATAACTAAAGCACAACCTAACTGATTAAGAGGAATGGCACATTACGCTAAGATAAATGATGATAATGTTGTCGAGAGAGTAGAAAAACTTGACGACTTTTATGAATGGACGGACACAGGTGAACTCGATGAACAACGTGCGATCACCACTCTAAGAAAGTTCTTTGGAGCAGCAACTAATTGGGTAAAGACCTCATACAATGCCAACATTCGTGGTATGTATGCAGGTGTTGGAGATATATATCGTCCAGATTTAGATAAGTTTGTATCTGCAAAACCTGCAGGTATGGACTCATGGGTTTTAAATGAGGAAACCCTACAGTGGGAACCCCCTACACCAATGCCCCCTGCTAACGAAGATCGTACGTGGGAGTGGAATGAAACAACTAAAACATGGGACGAAGAAAAACAATGAAGAAACTTTATGAATTGGTCTCTTTTGATGTAGCAATTAATTTATTGAGACCTCGTGCGAAATGGACTCTAGATCATGGCAAGTTTAATTGGAAAGACCCTAGACCTTGCCCAACTATGGAAGAAGTTGAAGATTGTCTAAACAAAATAAAAGAGTTTGAAGAGAGTCTTCCTTATATTCTGTTAACAGAACAACAAGAAGCAGAAGCAGATACATGTCAAGACCCCGAATTTATTGCTTGGAATTATAAACACGATCTTGAAGAGAAAGGTGTGTATGTAGGAGGAGGTAACGAGCAAGGAGAAGGGATAGGTGGAGAAGGTGGTGTAGCTCCAGAGTAATTTATGAGTGATTATTTTTATCATTACAGATTGAATGACATACAAAAATTCAAATCTGATGTTGACAATGCAGTTAATGATTGTGGGTTAGATTGCCTCAACCCTCATATGTTTGATATATCTACCAGTTTACAAGGTAGGCAGTATCATTTGATGGAAGAGAGAACACTTCCATATCTTAAAGGCATCATAGATCAAGTTAAAGAAATGATTGTAGATGCTGTAGGTGCAAAAAATCTCAAGTTAGCATCTGCATGGACAGTATATGGGGAAGAAGGAACATATCATACAATGCATCAACACAACACTAACAATGATATTTGTAGTGTGATATACTTAGATGTAGAGGAAGAAATTTTCCCTGCAAAAAATGGATCTTTTTATTATTTCTTGGACGGAGTAAAACTATTTCCGCCAGGTGTAGGAGACGTTTTGATATTTCCTGCAACTCTTTGGCATGGTGCATACCCTCAGAAAACTAAAATGAGACATGTATTAAATCTTGATTTTACACATGAAACAAATTTTTAGTAATCAATTCTATTATCAATATAGAATGCCTGACTTTGATATTCTTAAAGAAAGGTTAGACACAGTTGAAAAATTTGATGATTCAGATTTCACATGGGGAGACCTATGTAAGATTGAACGTGACTCATACAATGTAAATGATTTCTTTGATATTCTAGTCAAACCTCTTGGTTTAATGTCTGGTGACCTTGGTGTTAAATTCAATGCTAAGTTTTTAAATCCTTGGTTGAACAGATATAATCGTGGTGGATTTCAAGAGATACATTATCATGATGATTGTGACATTGCAGGTGTGGTATTTTTAAATGATGGTGAAGATTTTTCAAAATTTTATTTTTGGGATTCTCACCACACATCATTTACTAAACCTTGGATTAAGATACTCACTCAGATGAAGTTGTCTAACATATATTATCCAGAGGTGAAAGCGGGTGATGTTTTGTTATTTCCCTCACACATGTTACATGGTGTTTCCCCTCATAATTCTGATACAATTAGAAAGACATTTTCTTTTAATGTGGTAGTGACAAATGTTGAATGAAGTGTATCTAACTGATAATTTCTTGAGTGATGACATTTGTAATTGGTTCATGTCATTTCATCAAACTATGTTTCCTTTATATGGATCAGAGTTTGAGAATAGAAGGATTATTAATTTAACAGAACTAACTCATGTTCTCTACAATAATAATCTACCTTATGATGTAACAGATTATCTAAAGATAGTCCAAGCAAACTTGACTACAGAGGTTAGGAAGTACGACCCTAAAGCATTTCCTAATTATATTCACTGCACAGAGTGGACAGCACCAATCTATCAACCAATACACACAGATTTTGATGAACACGTCTGGACATCTATTCTATACTTGAATGATAACTTCACAGGTGGTAATACTATTATTGAAGGTGAAAAGATACCGCCAAAAAAAGGAAGTGTTATCACCTTTAAAGGAGAGTTAAAACATGGAGTTGAAGAAGTCACAGAGGGTAATCGTTATACTATTTCGGTATGGTATAAAAATCACATAGGAGTAAACAAATACAGATGATAATAGATTTATTCCCAACATCAATTTACATGGATAGTTTTCAATTATCCCCCGAAGATCATGCAAATTTATCTCAAGTAAAACTTAGTAGAAACAGAGATCAATGTGCATGGGTCAGTTCACATATACATTTACTTGATTGGTATCAAAGTATTGAAGTTAAAGTAAGAAAGCACGTTGAACAGTACGTTTATAATGACATTGGTTTGAGTAGAGGATATAATATGCAATGTCATGGTGCATGGTTGAATAGAAATGATAAAGGAGATTACACAGAGATACATCATCATTCTAATTCACTTATAAGTGGTGTATATTATTTGTCGGTCAATGACCAACAAGGACGTATTCAATTCTATGATGATAAAGATGGATTGTTTGGTAGATATTTCACAGTATTAAATTACACTGAACCTAACAATAGAAATTCTCATAGAGCAAACGTAGAATGTAAGAATGGAACGATCGTGTTATTTCCCTCACGTCTGAAGCATAGCGTTGCACCCAATCTATTGGAAAAACCTAGATTCTCACTAGCATTTGACTACACACTAGAAGGAGTATTTGATGCAATGGTGAACAAGGTGAACTATGTGCCAGTTAAATGAACTGTCCACAGGCTCGCCATTTCAAAAAAATTGTGTTATACTAATAGGGTAACGCAAACTGAACAATGCCACATTTCACTCTCATCTGCACAGACGAAGATGAGACCCTCACAAAAAAAGAGTTTGATGCCGACATTCTTGATGATGTTGTCGATAAAACTGCTGACTTCCTACATGGAGTAGGTTATTGTTTCGAGGATCTTTCAACGCAAGTGTATCCAAATCAGAAAACCTGATACATATTACAAGTAGTTTACTATTTTACACACTCAAAATGGGTAAGACATTTCGGCGAGGTGGTAGCGAACAAGGTTACTACTCTTATGGTAAATCAATCCGAGACAAGCGACAAACAAAAATGGTAATTAAAAAAATCGAACATGAAACTAAAAGGGAACTAAACAATGAAAGATCAAAACGCAATAGGTCTGAATGAAAGTTCTGATGTAAAATATCAGAGAGCATTAGACCTTTTTACCGAGTCAGTTATGAAACCAGACCCCGATTTGCGTGGGTGTGCCTATAATCAGGATTGTTTCAATGAACTGATGGAGATAAGGGAACACGTTTTGAAATATCTTTCAACGTTGAAATCAACACAAAACTTTGAAAACCCAGATGAATCAGATACAATAGAACAAGAGAAGTTGGAACACACTTCCCCCTTATCTAAATGGAGATAAATGTATCTTAAATCTGCTATATTAACTAAAATGCAAAAAGAACTATTGAAAGATGCTCTATTGGCATACGTTTCAAATTTACAGAAACGATACTATGGGGATAAAATCATTGATGAATCTCTTTATCTAAGTAAGATGAAAGAAATCCAGAATATTGTTGATGAACTACATTTACAGGAGTTATACACATAATGTTTCGTAAAGAAATTAAACTATTGAAGCACGCTATCAAGAAAGGTCAGGAAGACCCATTTCTATACAGCGAAGAGGAGTATCATAAACTCAAGAAAAAACTTAGGCAACTCAGGGAGTGGAAGAGATCGACTATTATAGCACAGAAGGGTGGATTTGGATACGAAGTGTGACAGTTAAGTTAGTGTCATAACCCTATTGACATTACTTGTAATATCGTTTATATTAAGAATGTCGAAACAAACCAACGTAAAACTTTCAAGGTAACGGATACCCAGAGGAATACGTTTTTAAGTCGAACTTAAGTAGTTGAGTTTTGTTTCGACCCACCTATTATTTTTTGACATGGAAGTCCAAGCACATGGTAACAAATTTGAAGACATTGTAACTCGTGAGAGAACTGGTCTATCAAAGAAAGAATATGATGCTCTAAAGAAGAATGGTTATACCTCATCATTTGATTTATCAAAAGGTCTTAAGGTAGAGTATGATGCTAGTATTAAAACTACTGGCAATAATACTATTTGCTGTTCTGATATTCTCAGAATGATGAGACATAATGATTATAGACTAATTGTTGGGTGCTACGATCAAGTAGGAGATCAAAAAATATTTCACACACAATATGAGTTTTTTATTCAACCAAAAGACTATCTAACTTTATGGGGAGACATGGATTTTCAAAGAGTAGAATTCTTTGTAAACTATGTTAAGAGTATTCCACAGGGAGCAAAAGCAAGAGACGATTCTAAATTAGTTAGAGATAACTTGCAAGAAAGTGTATCATGCGATAAAGCATTATATACTATCAATCCAAAGGTAGATAGTAAGAAACAAAGAAGAGTTCAATGTTCATTAAAACTTGACGAACTAATTGCAAGTGGTGTAGAATATGAAAAGAAAGATATATCTTTAATCCTAGAATCTAAAAAACGTACGTTTAATAAATGAGAGCATTTTGCCCACCAAAAAATACACCTGAGAAAGATATAGTGATGACCCCAGAGTATCTTGCTAAGGAGATCATTAATCATTTCAACCCTACTGGTAGAATTCTTGACCCTAGTAGAGGAGAAGGTGCATTTTATGATAATTATGATACGGACAATAAAGATTGGTGTGAACTAGGAGAGGGAAGAGATTTCTTACAATATCAGAAAAAAGTTGATTGGATTATTACTAATCCGCCTTGGTCTATGATGCAACAATTTCTAGAGCATGGCATGGAAGTGGCGGACAATATTGTATATCTAACAACGATCAATCATTATACTACTAAACGTAGAATAAGAGATATGAGAGAATATAACTTTGCAATTAAAGAGATATATAATGTTCCTACACCATCAAAACCTTGGCCACAACTAGGGTTTCAACTAGCTGCTGTTCATACACAGAGAAATTATAAAGGAAATATTAAGTTTTCTTATTCCCCTGATCTTTCCTGATATAATATGACTACATACTTGTGTCAATCCTACGATTGATATTTACCGCCTAATTAGGGCATTACAGATTAACTATTATGAATAGAAACCAGAGACGTAAGCAACGTATAGATGTTGCTGATTTATTTTATCTTGAGAAAATTATTTCAATAGATGAGTGGCATGACGAGTGGGAAGTTTGCCCAATACAAAGAGACCACGAAGAGAGAGCAAGAAAACCTAAGCACAGAAATAAGTTTTCTACACTAGAATCATCACACTTAGAAGTAGATGGTGCAGTATTAACAAAAGATTGTTACGACCCAGAGACGAAAAAGACATACAAAGCAGGAACTAGATTTAAAACTAACGGACATACTAGAGACGCACACTGGTGGTCAGATGATACTGACGATTGGCAACCCTCACACGTTCGTGTAAAGTATAAAGAACACGAAACAATTAAATCCATATACAAAGAATACTTAATGCACGACAACCCAGATGACGCAGAAATTGCATCTGATAGGGTAGATGGTGCGTATCGTGCTGTATTTGGAGAGAGGAATATTGTAATTAAAGATGGTAAGTTGCGTAAAGTTGAACCATTACAACACGCAGCTTTACTATGTTTTTCTAACAAGTATAACGTCAAGATGAAAACAAATACTGTTAACATCAAGATGTGGGTTAGTGATATTGAAGACGCTATTTTATGGGTTCGCAAAGTATATCTTGATGCTGAATTTAATAGTTGGAAGCAAACAACTCTACCACACTATAATCCATTTACTTGGGCATATCTTGTTTCTTATATGAAGTATAAGGAAGTTCCAGAAGCACTAGAAAAACTAAAGGAATTGATATTCAGAGTATCTAATTATGAAGTGGTAGTTGACCCCTCAAATGGACGTGAAGATAGATTTAGTCCTCTAAATGTATTATTGAGAGAGTGGCAACAACTCAAAGCAGGTACGTCAAGGTATGTTCAGACGTCAGCAATGAACGGAAGTTATCCCTCTAACAATATGAAATCATTTACACTATTGTGTATTGATAAATTTATTGAAGGCAAGTATCTTAGTAAAGATGGTAGCATGAGAGGTGTTAACTGGAAATCATACTTAGAAGAGTGGGAACTTGCTTGGAAAGTAGCACATGGTATGACAGCACCTCACGTTGAGTATGCGACATTACCAATAGAGATGTTTCCCGAAGACGAAGACTAGACCAGTTAGGATAGTGTCACAACCCCTCGACAGAGGGGTTTTTTAATGCTATAATGATTGTATTGAAAGGTTATTATGCAATTACGTCCACACCAAACAAGAGCATTCAACTCTATGCAAGAGAGTGACAAGGGTCAAATCATTGTTCCTACTGGTGGTGGTAAAACATACATCATGATTGCTGACACTCTTAAGAGATTCAAGTTACCAGTTGCACAGACTACAGTTGTAGTTGCACCTCGTATCTTACTTGCTAATCAATTGTGTGCAGAGTTCCTAGAGCATAATCTAGATGGATATTATAATCAAGGTGTTGATGTTGCTCATGTTCACTCAGGAGAGACTCATCACTTCAGCACAACAAATCAATTTGAATTAAATACTTGGGTCAACAACAGCAAAAAGCACATTTTGATATTTACTACATATCATTCACTTCAAAAGGTCGTCAATGCAGTTGATGTAGAAGTTGATACTATTTACTTTGATGAAGCACATAATGGTTGTGGTAAGCACTTCCATATTGCTCTATCTCAAATAGTCCAGTATGCAAAGAGGAGTTACTTTTTTACAGCAACACCTCGCATGGGTCGTGGTGTATCACTTGACAGAGGTATGAACAACACCTCAGTATATGGTGGTGTATTGGAGAATGTTCCCGCACAGGAACTTATCAAGTCAGGTGCTATTGTTCCCCCTAAGATTGTTCCCTTTGAGACTCGTAACTCAACCCCTCGTGACAAGTATAATGCTCATGAGATTGATGCTGATAACCTCAGAGATATTATCGACACATTTGATGATAGTCAGAACAACAAGATTCTAGTTGCAGCACCTAGTTCAAGAGTCTTGGGTAATATGCTCGGACATACTACTATTCTTGAGTATTTCAAGGATAATGGATATGATGTTATGCACATCACATCAAAGTTTGGTGCTATCATCAATGGCACAAAAGTTGGTAGAGAAGAGTTTTTTGACACACTCACAAAGTGGGGTCAGGACGATAGCAAAAGATTTGTTATTTTCCACTATTCAATACTATCTGAAGGTATCAATGTTCCAGGTTTGACTCATACAGTTTTGTTGAGAAACCTACCTATCATTGAAATGGCACAGACTATTGGTCGTGTCATTCGAGTTCATTCTGATGATCGTAAATCAGTTGCTGATGGTCTCATTCCTGCAGGTGCATTTCACTTATACAAAAAACAATTTGGACAAGTAAGTGTTCCTACTGGACAAAAACGTGGAGACGCAATTGGTAAAAGATTGCAGAATGTAGTCAACCAAATTTTTGTTGATGGTGTTCCCCCTATCGCTTATTGCTAATGAAATTAAGACCACAAAAAGATACAATTTTATATGGGGATTGTAGGGATACAATTCCCACTATACATGAGAGAGTCCAGATGTGTGTAACTTCCCCCCCTTATTATGGACTAAGGGATTATGGTGGAGAGTCGTCACAAATAGGACAAGAACAAACACCCGAAGAATATATTGAAGAACTTGTAAAAGTATTCAGAGAAGTTAAGAATGTTTTAGCAGATGATGGCACTCTATGGTTAAACATAGGGGATAGTTACTATAACTATAGACCTGGTAAAGGTCAATCATATCCTAAACAAACAGTATCTAAAACTAAACAAGATTTGCCTGATAAATGTAACAAACGAGGTAACAAATTAGATGGATTAAAAGAGAAAGATTTAATTGGAATACCTTGGTTGTTAGCGTTTGCATTACGCAAAGATGGGTGGTATCTTAGGCAAGATATTATTTGGCATAAACCTAATCCAATGCCAGAAAGTGTTAAAGATAGATGCACAAAAGCACATGAATATATTTTCTTATTCTCTAAGAACAAGAAATATTATTATGACAATGAAGCAATTAAAGAACCTGCAAAAGATTGGGGAACTAGAGATAGAACTAAAGGAAAGTATCATAATAAAGGAACTGGATTAAGTCCTCATACTGGACTCAATAAGAGTTATCCTACAAAGAATAAAAGATCAGTATGGTCAGTAACTAATAAACCATATAAGGGAACTCACTTTGCAGTATTTCCCCCTGACTTAATTGAACCTTGTATCCTAGCAGGGAGTAAGAAAGGAGATTTAATTCTTGACCCATTTATGGGTAGTGGCACAACAGCAATGGTATCTAAACAATTAGATAGGCATTATATTGGTTGTGAATTGCATGAAGAATATAAATCGCTAATAGATTCAAGATTACCAAACACAGCACTTACTGACTTGATGGAGTGTGACAGTTAACGTACTGCACACTATCAGTTGCATATCACCCTATAGTCACCTATAGTATATTCATACAACAGATTTTTATTATGTCAACAAATGCAAGAATCGCACTCAAACTTTCCGATAAAACTTTTGTTTCAGTTTATCATCATTGGGACGGTTATCCTGAGTGGTTGGGTGTAGTCCTAACTGAACAGTATAACAAACTAGAGTCTGTTATTGAACTTCTCTCAGGTGGAGACATGAGTTCATGTTGGTCAGATAATGAGTATGATTTCGAG